TACCCGTGATGCTTTTCATGTTCTTCTTGCGCAGCATGTAGTCGAGCAAGGGGTAGGACACCTTGCTCTGCGCGATCTGGTTGAACTTCTGGGGATCGCGGTGCTTGTGGGTGGTGAGAATCAGGTCGTCGATCTGGTCAATCGTGAGTGGCATGATTTCCTCTCATGCCGCCGCTTCACACGCTCTCGAGAATCGCGGTCAGTTCAGCGTCAAGTGCCTCCTCGGCGTTCTTGGGCTTGGGCGCGGCTCGATTCGAGGGGTGGACGGCGGCGGTGTTTGCCTTCTTCGCGGCGCTGCGGACAGCGTTGCGCTCGGCAAGGCGGATGCGGTTGGGGAACTTGGCGATGAGCAACGTGCGCACCGCCTCCTGCACCGTGGGAGCCTTGCCGCCGATCTGCTCTTGGACCTGCATGAAGGCCAAGGCTTCTCGGGCAAGGCTCACACGCAGTCGCTGCGCCGGGTCCGACGGGGACAAAGCCTCCGTCGCACCACTGCCGATCAAGGGCTTGAAGACATCCTCGACCGCTGCGAAAGCCGACTCAAACTGCTGTTCAACCCTCTTGATCTCCTGCGACTGCGCGGCCTCGTCAAAGGTGCGAAGGCGGGACTGGAGGGATTCGATGGTTTTGTTGGACGCCGAGAACTTCGTGTCGATGGCACGCTGGAGCGTGTCAAGCACTTCGTCATCGACGCGACCACGGAGCGAGGCGAAGACATCGGCCTCCTGCTGCTCGCTCGGCTTGGTTTCTTTGGGCTGCTCGGCCTTCGCTTCGGCCGGATTCTCGGCGGCGGGCGCGGCCGGCGACGCCGGGGCGTTGTCGCCCAGCATCTCGAGGTACGTCGTGAGATCGTCGCCAAGGTCGGCGATCAGTGACTCGTCGACGCCGGCAGCCTTCGCCTTCTCGATGATGCCGCTGGCCGCGGCGGTCGCGGCGTCGTCGGCCTTCTTGGTTGGCCTGCTGCCGGCGGGCTCGAGGATGTCGTCGATCGCGCCGTCAAGTCCGTCATCACTGACGGAGTTGTTGGGGTCGCTCTCGAAGTCCACGCCGGGGGCCTCAGAAGACTCGGCTGATTCGTTCTTGTTCATCGCGGCCAGTCCGGCGGCGAGAACGGGATCATGGGCGTAGGTCTTGCTGCGTTCCGGTGCGGGGGCGGCGGCTGGTCCGGTGGCGGGGACAGAGGCCGCCGCCCCGCTGGATGCCGGGCTCGACGCGGTGGCGGTGGGCGCGGAGTCGCCGGCGGGCGACGAAGTGGGAGCCGAGGATGAAGCCTGCTTTGCCATGTGACGTTCCTATCGGATGAGGGATGCGTTTGCGGGGCTTGTCAGTTGATCCGCTGACCCGGCGAACGATCGCCGTAACCCGCGTTGTGGTCATACATGCCGAGGTGTTGCAGCACGCGACTGCGATGCTTCCGATCGCGGAAGACCGCCTCGCCGTCGCTGGTGAAGTCGGTCGGAATACCAGCCTTCGCCAGATCCGCCGCGGCCGCGCCGATCTGGTGCTTGTTGACGCCGGCGGCTCGGCTTTTCATGGGCCACGCCGTCGACTGGCCGCCTTGCTGGGCGACTTCGCCAGCCAGTTCGCGGACAGCCTTGACCCGCTTGCCGTCGACCCGCAGCACGATCGACCCGCCCCTTTGACGGCGCTGCATCTCGGAGATTGTCATGGTGACTTCGACGATCTGGTCGTTGTCCACGCGACGGTAGAGGTAAGTGGGCATGGGCTACTTCTTGTTGTGGACGTTGTTGATGGCGCCGCGCAACTCGGCGATTTCCTTGGCCTGCTGGACGTACACGTCCTCGAGTTTGGCAAGCCGGCCGTCGATCCTCGCCACGCTCTCAGCGATGCGATCAAGGGCCGCGGCTTTGTTCGCCACGATCCAGACCGCGACGACAATGGCGGTGAGGGTGCTGACTTTCAGAACAATCGAGAGTTTTTCGATGTTGAGAAGATTGTCCATCTTCGTGGTGCTTTGGTTGTTGTTGCTCATGCCGGGCTCTATGTCGGGGTGGCCTTGTTGGTCATCAGGTCAGAGATCATCGCTCGCTCTTGCGACTGCGCGGTCGTGCCGGGTCGGTTGACGCGAACCTGCGTGCGAACGGTGCTTGCGGGTTTGGGCGGCGACGACGGGCCGGGTGCCGGCGTCTGCGCCCCGTTGGTGAAGCGAAGCAGAGCGTCGACATCGCCGCGGCCAAGGGCCTGAGCGCCCTCCCGCAAGATCGGCTCGATGTCGGGCTCGATGCCCTGCTGCGTCGCCAGTTGGGCCAGCGGCAGGACGTAGCCTTGCAGCCACGCTTGCAGCGACTGGTGGCGGGCCATTGGGCCCTGCGGTCCCATGCTTGTCGGGTCGATGCGGAAGTTGTAATCGAGGAAGTCGCCCATGCGGTCTTCCGCCGTGAACTGGACCGGGGCCTCGAGGTCGGTGCCGGGGATGGTCTGCACCAAGACGGGCTCATACAGCCGGTCGTTCCAGAGGTAGCCGGCGATGTCGCGAATGACATCACCAGTTGCCAAAAGAACCACGTCTTTCATCTGGTTGATCTTCTGGCTCGCAGTTTGGGCCAGCAGTTCGTCTTGCCCCAGCGTCTCGGACTGGGCCCCGAGCCCGCCAAGGGCCTCGAGGTTGCCGCCCATGAGGTTGAAGAACTGTTTGGACTGGAGCGCGATGGCAAGTGTCGGCTGGTCGGCGCCGCCGAATCGCATCTCGCCCAGCATCTGCTGGCGGTCAATGCGGATCATCTCGCCGTCGCCGGCAGACTTGACGCGGGTGGCGTCTTTCTCACTGCCGCCTTGGAAGTAGGGCACGGTCTTCTGGCGCTCGGCCTGCCGGACGGCCTTGCGGTAAAGCCTGTTCACGATGTCGTGCAGGTCGTAGAGCAGCGACAGCGGGGACAGCGGCATCGCGTTGCCGGGCACGGTCTTGAAGCCGAGGAAGTGGTACGGGCCCTTGCGAGCGCCGCCCCATTGCTGCCGGCGGAGGACGATCTTCGCCTTCACGTCGAGCGTCACCATCTCGTTCGTCCACGGCAGGTAAACGTCGTGGAGTTCCACAAGTTCGTGGATGGAGCGGGTGCGTGACGAGCCCTCGTCGTCGATCGACAGCGACAGGCTCTTGGCCTCGCCGTCGGTGTCGGTTGTGATCTTGTCGGCCCGCGTCAGCCGAGCGACCGCTGTCCGGTCATACGAGCCGTCGGTCATCAGCCGCTCGCGGGCAATCTGGAACCTGTCAGCAAAGAACCACGCCTTTTCGAGACTGGTCGCCGTCGTGTCGTACACGAAGTCATCGAAGGCAACAGCCTCGGCCACGATGTCGCCGGGCTCATGCCCGATGATGTCCGACGCCATTGGCGTCCCGAGTTTCAGAACGCCCAGTCCGAACAAAGCCTCGAGAACCCAATCGGCCAGCGGCTTCTGGAGCCTCATCCGCCGGATGGTCTGGTTGATCGCCAACTCGAAGACAGCCGCCGTCGACTTGAGGCTGCGGTAGTTGGTCGTCACCATCACGCCCGGTTCGCGGGCGACCAGTTGGTTGGTGTAGATCTCGACGGCTTGGGCCAGCAGCGGGAGCGGGGTCTTGCTGTCTCGGTCGGTTTGTCCGTACATCGACCCGCGGTACGCCTGCAACATCTTCATCCGGTTGCGGCGAAATGGCTCGAGCGCTCGACGTGAGTCGTCGATCGCTTGGCAGAGCCGAGAAATAAGCGGATCATCGTATCCGTCTACCACAGGGATTCATCCTCGTTCTGCCGCCGGGATCGTTCGTTTCGCCATGCCAGCGTGTACGGCCGGATCTCGTCATCGGCCTCCTCGAGCGTTTGCGGGGTCTTGGCCGCGTCCAGCCAGAGCAGCATCGTGGCGGTCACGCGGTCGCCGTGGTTGGCCTTCGCGCCGGAGGGGTCGTCGGTCGTGGACCCGGAGTGGATGATCTCCGTCCCCTTGTAGATGAAGTCGCGGCACTCATCCAGCGTCGCGCTGCTTCGCTCGTAGATCGCGCCGGACGACAGGAGATCCCGGTAGTTCGCCAGCGCGCTCGACCGTTCCTCGGGGTCGGAGTACCAGCCGGCGTGTTCGGGCCTGAACGCGCCCTTGTGTTCGCGGGTGTAGAACCGCGGGTAGGCTTGTTCCAGCACCAGATCGCCAAAGATGCGACCCGGCCCGTTGGCCTCCCAGACCAGTTCGGCGCAGTCGTCCAGCCCCGAGAACCAGTAGCCGACGGTCATTGCGAAGCGGGCGAACGCCTCGGGCTTGATCTTGGGGAAGGCGTACTCGGCAACCTTCTCGCGGGTGACAAGGTTTCCGACCACCAGCACGGAGTTGCTGGCGCCGGTGCCGGTGGCGATGTCGCACGCCACGCGGTAACGCCCCTGCCGCGGCGGCCGCCCCTTCGAGTCCAAAACACACCACAGTTTTGTGGTCCCCTCGAGGTCGTCCCGAAACGGAATGCTCTCGGCGACGCGCATGGTCTTGGGGTCGTGCTGAACATTGCCCACGCGCCACGGCGGCTGCGAGTGGAGGGCCCGCACGCGGTCGATCACGGAGTCCTCGAAGAACTGTTTGCCGCCGCCGGCGTCGTCGATGTCCAACTCGCGAGCGATCAACGCCGGGTCGTTGAGGGCGTCGCACTCGGCGTCGTACCACGGCGACCGGAGTTTGCCGTCGAGGACGTACTTGTATTTGGGATCGAACTCGCCGTCGATCACCTTCAACTGGAACTCGCCAGCGTCGTCGCGCTGCGACGTGTAAAGCCCTTGGTTCTTTTCGGGGTGCTGCGACCAGTGAATACGGATCTTCTCAATCGGCCCCTTGCGGAGTTTGTTGAACTCGTTGGCCCCGGCCTGCACCGTGCCGTTGAAGATGCGGTTGTAGGTCGTGTGCGCCGTCGCTTGGTTGATCTGCCCGCCGTTCTCCACCACGCCGAACTCGTCGAGGAGAATCAGCGTGGCGCGGTTCGACCGGCCGGCGTTGCTGTTCGTCGACTCGCCGCCGAAACTCGAGTTGTTGGACAGGTTCTTGAGACGGAGTTTCAGCCGCTGCGTCGGCGGGATGAGGAACCCCGGCAGATGCCGGTTGATGAAGTCGAGTTTCTGGAACAGCGCCTTGTGTTCAGTGGGGTCGTCGACTTCCTCTTCCTTGCGCGAGAGCAAGAGGAAACTCATGTCGTCGTGGAACATCCAGAGATAGTGCAGCGCGATGAGCAGGCACCACGTCAGGCCCATGTCGCGGGACTTCTCGGTCAGCAGTTCCTGTCGCCGCTTCTTCTTCGACCGCACGCTTTTCAGCACCATGTCCACCACGCGGAGGATCACGGTGTCTTGGAAGTCGTAGGTGATGAACGGCAAAACAGCCGGTGATTTTCGAGGGTCGAACGTCCAGACGAACGTGTTGACGTACCACAGCGGGTCTTTGCGGCAGAGCAGCCGGATGTCCTCGGCGTACTCCGGCTTCTCATGCCCGTAGTCACACCACCGCTTGCGATAACGCACGTTGTCGAGCGCTTCTTTGGGGATGTGCGAGTAGATCGGGCCGCGGCCGACTTGGTAGTTGTCAGCGACGCGACGGAGGTCCGTCGTCCGGCGTGCCTCGGATCGTTTGCTCGTCAGCCCCTCGAGTCCCTTGCGGCTCACGCGGGGCGGCATCTTGCGTGCGCCGGCAGTTGATGCCGGCAGTTCGGGTGCCGATGTCAATATCCGTCATCGCTTTCCCGACTCGTCGTTGCCTCGGCAGAAACAGTAGGCTCGCTTGCTGCTTGGGCGGCGTCTTCCTTCTCCATCTCGATCAGCGCCCGCTCGTAAGTGGCCGAAGCATCCGCCAAGTCTTCGTTCTTGGCGTTGACGCGCCGCATGTGGGTGATCTCCTTCTCGGACGGCAGCAACTTGGGGAAAATGCTGGCCCAGAAGATTTCACGCACGCGGGGGAACGCGATGGCGTCGCGGCGGAGATTCACGGCGATGCCGTTGGGGGCGTCGGCCTCGTTGACGTTCTTGAGATGCAGGTTCGTCGCGACCCAGTTCACGGCGTCGGCATACTGCGCCTTGCCCTTGGTCTGGAAGATCGCGGCGTCCGGGGCGTTCGACGAAAGTTCGCTGTCGCTGGATGGGCCGTCGGCCGATGCCGCTGCCGATGGCGAAGCGTACCCACGCGGTCGCGGAATCGTGGACGGGGGCAGCGTCAGCCCATTGGGAACGCCAAGCGGGTCGGCGAACGGCCGGCCCTCGCTGTCTCGCTCCCGTAGGGCGTGCAGCCAGCAGGCGTCCCCGACATACCCCTTGCCGCGGAACTCCTCGCGCTTGCGCTTGAACTCCTCAAACCGCCCCTCCTGTGTCAACCTCGTCTTCACCTGTGCCTTGTTCACCTGACTGACCATCATTCAACATCGGCTTCTCGCTGACGTTGCGGGGTCGTCTGGTCACGGGCGGGCGGCGGTGAAACTCGAAGCCGTCTTCGATGGTCAGGCGGAGCCCCAGCGCGTACAGAAGGGCGTCGACGTGGCTGCTGCGCAGTTCGCGGATGCCGCGGAGATACCAGTGGAGGTGGTCGTAGACAATCCCTGAGTGTTTCGCCAGCCCCCTCATGCTGATACCGAGTTGCCTGCGCCGCCAGTCGATGATCTCGTACAGGTGC